GTTAGCTGTTGCATAGATCGTACGAACAACTTCGCGGTTGATTTCAGCAAGAATTTCTGTTGACAAGATGTTTGTCAATTCTGTTTCTGCGTCGAGACCGTGGATTGCCTTTAGATCTTGTGCAAGTTCTAGCGTATATGCTGCTTGCAAGCCGCGTGTATTTGCTGTAACAGCAACGCGATCGATTTGGAAGCCCATGTTCTTCATCGTTAGGTCTTCACCAGCAGCGGTGTCGAGACCGAAGCCTGTGTTTGCTAGACCGTAGATTGATGAGTTAGCATTACCTGGATTTACTGCAGTGCTGAATGCAGTCATTGTACCGTTACCAGAGTGAGCGTTATTGGCTTCTTCGAAGAGAGCCTCGCCGCCACGTGCTGTTGAAGATGCATAGACTGAGCGCATTGCGAAAATCAAACCTGTTGGACCAGTCATTGGCTGAACGCCGCAGATGTCATAAGCCATTAGGTTTGGAAGTGCGCGGCGAACGAGACCAATTAGGATTGGGTCGAAGCCTGTAACACCAGTGTTGACTGTTGAAGCAAGACCGCTTACGCCAGCTGAACCCATGGCATTAGCAGGTGATGCTTCCCATAGGTTGTGCATTGAGCGATTTTCTTCTTGGAGGGCGCGTTCTTGGTTTTCCAAAACAAGTGCAGTTACTGCGCGCTTGTATGGATCTGTGACTGATGGAAGATCACCGTGATCAAGAACTGGAGCCCACTTTTTTACGAGCGTTTCATTTAGATACATTTTTTATATTCTCCGTTAAAAGATGAGTTAATTAGGCTTTTGGAGCCGTTTTTGAGATTGCTTGTACATAATGTTTCATTAAACCATGAACTTCTACTTCTGGCTTATCTTCAGTGACCGTCGTCTCTTGAAGTGCCTTTACCTCACTTTTCACTTTACCGACTGGGAAGTAGTTCTCGCGAATTACTGCGAGTTTATTATTAAACTCACCTTCTGTGGTGAACTCCACGCCCTCTGCGAGCGATTTCATTTTCTCAACCTGTACTTCGGTTAAACCTTCACAGATTTTGCGAATTGCTTCATTTCTTTTTGCAACGTTGAGTTCTTCTGTAAGAGCAGCAATCTTATCATCAGCATCTGATGCCAAAGATGTTACTGACTCTTCGAGTTCTGCAACGCGAGCAGCTAGTGTTTCTGCTACGTCAACTTTTTCTTCTGGAATTTCAATATAGTGTTCTGCGAATAGATTCTTGAGACCACCAATGAAATCATCAACAAGTTCTGCACGTAGACCAGTTTCGATTGCAACTTGATTTTGCTCCATCCACTGTTCAACAACATAGTTTAAATACTCGTCGACTTGATCAGCCATTTGTGATTGAATTTCTTCAACTGCTTCGGCAAGAACTTTATTGTTCTCTGTGATCATTTCTTCAAGAATCGTATCGATGCGAGCATTTACAGCTGCTTCGAAGATTGTTGTTGCTTTTGTCTTAAATTCTTCTGAGAGTGATTCGCCATTGAAGAGAGCGTCAACATCTTCAGCCATTGACTTGTGAGCCTTTTTCTTCATTTCGTGTTTATAGGCTTCTTTCATCTTCTTCTCGTCTTCTTCTTCCTCTTCCTCTTCTTCCTCGTCTTTTTCTTCATCTTCTTCAGATTCAGCTTCGCCGAGTTTCTTAACAGGAGGTGGCATTGGAACCTTTGTTCCACCTTCTGCGACTACTTCACCTTCAACTTCTGTTTCTTCGGTTTTATATTCGCCAGTGTCAACTGGATTCTTTTTGAGACCTTCCTCTTCATCAGCAAGTTTCTTAACTTCTGATCCTGGAAGTTTCTTCATTGGTTCTGCTGGAACTCCTGGTGCGCCTGGTTTTGCAGCAACTTTCATTCCTGCTGATGCCTTGTGACCATAGTCATCTGGAAGAGATTCTGGTGTTTGTCCACCGAGATCTTGAACCTCTGCTGGCATCTTCTGCATTGGTTCCTTACCTGCAGTCATAGATGCCTTTAGAATTTCTGCAGCGGATTCTGATAATGTCTTAGCCATTTTGTTAAACTCCTGAAGAGATAAAATTATTTATAAAATTTAAAGTTTTGACAAGAAGTTCTCAAAGATTTTCAAGGAGATCTCGTCGATTTGCTTCTGCTTTGCGTTCTTGATTTGATTATAATATGCGTTGACATCTAATTCTTTTACAACGCCATTATCCCAAACCCACTCTTTACCTTCCATAATACCTTGAACAAAAGCACCTGGTGCGGATGGATCCGCAACAATATCAGCCGCTGTGGCTAGATAATAGTCATCTTGCACGACGTTGACACCGCCCTCATTTTTAAGAGAACCCATGCCACGGCATGACACACCAAGAATTGCACCGCCTTCCATAAGGGACTTGGCGATTTTACCCATTGGTGTTTCAAGAATTTTTGCTTTACCAACCCAAACGTTACCTTCTTGTTTAAGGTTGGTAATAAGATGTGATACGCGATCTAGATTGATCGTTGGTGAGTCTGGATGACCTAACTCACCAAATGCGCGATTCTTTTGAACGTATTCTTCATTGTAACGATTGACTTCTTTTGCAAGCGTTTGTACTGGATACACACGACCGTTGCGATTTTTTGTTTCAGCAACGAGAAATGGTCCTTGAATGTAAAGAGATTTGACACCGTTTTTTTCTTCGGTGATCATCTTCACTGCTTCAACTGTTTCGGTGATTAATTTCATTTATTTTAGCCCCAACGATGTGCGTTTTCTTAATGAACGCTTTCTTTTAATTAATGATCGTGCAAGTTTTGCTCTACGTTTTATTTTTGCTCTGCGAGCACCAATTTTTCTTTTAATTCTTTCAGATGATGACATACGAATCATCTTTCCACCACGAATTGTGTAGCCCTTTACACCTGAAACAATTTTACGTCTTTGAACTTTTCCACCACGCACTCTCAAACGAATGAGTTTTTTACGTCCAATTTTTTGAACGTTTGCTTCAGCAATAATTTTTCTTACTACTTCTGATACAATACTCATTTGTCGATCTTATATGCAGTGTTTTTATTTGCAAAGTCAGCAACTTTCATAAACTGACCTTTGCTATGTGAAATCATTCGAGCAACTTTTGCTTTATTTTCGTCATTCAATGCATCATGAACTAAATGAATTGCTTTTGCTGTTTGTGCATCAACATTTAATGTTGTGCCATCTTGAAACTTTAATTTTTTGGCTTGATTGTTTTTTACAATATCTTTGATATGCTCAATGTTTTCATCAATCATTTCTTCAGATAAATCTGTTTCTTCAGCAGTAACACCTGGAAGCCCACCAACATTTGATGGTGTTGATACACCTGTAGATTTATTGTATGGAACAGAGAATACTAATCCTAATTTGTCATTCGTATACAATGCTACACGACGACCATCAGGAAAAATACGAATGCCAGTTCTTTTTAAAAGTACAAGAGCAGGTGGATAAAATTCTTCGTTCAGTGATTCAGAAATTTGTTCCTTATCTAAAATTTCAACGCTATTGTTCAATCGTTGAATAGCATCTTTTTGTGATTTGATTCTTTGCAACGTTGTTCGAAAAATATTTTGCGGTGTTTGTGAAGACAACATTTCTGGTGGAATTTCAGAAGAAACCTTTAAATAGTTTTGTCTTGCAAGTGGAGAAATCTTATTCAACACTTGTGAGATTTGAGCATTTGGATTTTTTTGTGAATGCTGTTGAAATGCTTTATGACCAGCCGCAGCCGCAGTCACATTGAGACCTTTAAGTTTCAATGCAGATTTTACAGCTGAAACTCTATTTACAAGAGACGCTGAATCTTTTGCAGAAGATTTATTCTTCTGTGGTTGGTTCGGAGGTTGCATCGACATCGTCGGTTTCTGCTCCTGCAACGATTGCTTCATTTCCTTCAGATTCATTTGATTCTTCGTTTCCTAGTAATGAGGTAGCAATTTCTACTTTCTTAATTTCTAATGCATCCGTAACTTTATTTGCAATTGCGCTATTAAAAGCATTTAAAAATGCTTCTTTGTCACCAGCAACTGCAGCAGTTACAGCGTTCAATGAATATCCATCGTCTTGCATAAAATTCTCCAATTATTATTTAGTAATTTCGGCATTAAATGTTGAATTGATATCATCTGCTTGCGCTTGTGCCGCCCCCATCTGTTGTTGTGCATCATTTGAAGGTGGTGGTTCATTTGCAGATTCGGCATTCAACTCATCATCCATACGAGAAATGCCTTCTTCGTCAAAGTGCAACACATTCTTTTTGACCCATGATTTAGAGAAGTAAACTCCAACATATGGATCGATTTGTTGCATAAGTTGTAAACGAGAAGAAAGCAATTCTGCTTCTTTCAATTCTGCGAAATTATTATCTTTAAGGAAGTCATAATGAATTTTTTCCTTCATCTCTTCCCATTCATCAATAGAACATATACCCTTTAATGCTAATTGACGTTTCATTAATTCGTCAAATAGAATACTAAATTTGGTTCTTAATCTATCAATAAACTTGGTAAACTTCAACTCATCACGTGTGATTTCAGTTGATCGACCAATAGAAAATCCTGTTTGTGGTTCCAAACGAGAAACTGGTACGTTCAGAGCCTTATACAATTTTTGTTCGAAATAACGAACATCTGCCAACTCACCAAGATTTTGACCTGCTGGAAGAGTTGTGATTTCTGTTGACTTACCTTCGCCGCGACGTGGAATCCAAAAATCTTCCATCATTGACATAAACTTACGATCGTCTTTGACTTCGCCAGTTGCTGAGTCGTAAACAACCTTGTTGCGGAACTTTGTCATGATATCACGAAGATATTGTTCTGCTTTGATTTTTGGCATGTTGCCAACATCAATATAGAACACACGACGTTCTGGAGCACGTGATAGACGATAGATCACAACAGCGTCCTCAACCATTCGGAGCTGGTTGAGTGGCTTGATTGCCTTGTGAAGGTATGATAACACAAGTGCTCTTTTTGGATCCATTAATCCAGAGTTAACATTTACGATTGCATCAGTTGCAATTTTTAAACCAGAATCTGTTGGAGACGTAATCAAGGTTTGACCCTGATTCATCGCTCTTTCATTATAAACATAGAATTCTTGCACACCAGCGGTTACTTCAACACCAGTACGTGGATCTTTTTTACGAATTACGCTACGAACTTTACGAATTTTTCTTGGATCAAGATAAAGAATTTCTTGAATACCGAGTCTTGGTTGTTGTTCATTGATTAAGATTTGATAAAACAATCTTCCATCAATATACCAGTTGCGAAAAATATCTGCACCTGAATTGGAAAAATCAAGTAATCTTAAAATGTTTCCAAATTCTTCTCGAATTTTTTCTTTAATTGGTTCTGGTTGTTCAAGGTCATCAAGAATAATTGTAACTGATTTACCAAAATTATCGTGAACAATTGCTTCGTTCACAATGTCATCAATTGCAGTTTCCAGTTCTGGTTGCATTGACATCTCACGATAACGTGAGATGAGATCGTTTTCATTTTTGAAACTGGCTTCAAGATCTAGATATGTGCCAAAATAGCCACCAGATGTGACTGTAATTGCACCATCATCGTTAATTGGAGCAGCGACCTGCGGTTGGAGTTCAACTTCAGCCGCAGGTTTTTTTCGAAGAATTTCGAAGCCGAATAGATTAATAGCCATATTTTTTACTCATCATAACAAAAAAAGACATTAAAGTTTAAATGGGTCTACGATTTTTTCACTTTTTGCTCTAGCAATTGCACCTTTAGCAATTGAAGATGCTTTAATATTTGCCAGTGGATTATTTCCTGCTCTTCTTGCTTGAACACCAAGAGATGTCAATCGATTACTTAATCCACCAGTTGCTCGGCTCACTGCACCTTGTGCAGTTCTTCCAACAAACCCAGTAACTTGTGATGTTACTTGCGCTTTTACAGTGCGTTTAACTCTACGCACGAGACTTTTGAAGAAACTCATACGGTTCTCCTATTAGGTTGCGCTAGTATCTGAAGTCCAGTACTGGTATGCAAATGTCACTTGATATTCTTCAATTGTGTCGTTTGCGCCCCAATCTAGTTCAATTGGTGAAATATCGATTGGGAACATTCCTCTGAAGTTATACTCTTTGATAATTGCGCCAGTCTTTGAATATTGAGAAACTAGAGCATCAAATTGATAACCATCAGCAAGAACAGCAGCCAAGTTTTCTTCGTGACTATTAATGTCTTGCATCAACAACTCAAGAGCATTGCGAATTGCAAAGTCTTCATCGTTGAGAATCGTTACAGTCCAATCAGCGAACGTTCTATTTCCAGCGTACTTAACGTTACGACCGAAATATGGAACTTCAACTAATCCAACTGTTGATCCTGGCAACTGTGCTGCCTTACACAAGAAATTGAAGTTTGGTCCTAATCTGTTGATTTGAACCTCAAACAGATTAGGACGTGCGCCATCACCAGTAAATGTAGAAGTGAATTCTGAAATATTAAATGGCATTGTTTATTTCTCCTGAAACTTTATCTATTTATTGCCTGTTAAGCACCAGTTTTACCGACGACTTCTTCGAAGGCTACACCAGTACGGACAGCAACAAAGTTCAACTTGATAAAGTTAATGCTTCTTGCTGGCTTGACGTAGATATCTCCAACAAACTCATTACGATCAATGACGTCTGGAGTGTTGTTTGTTGTATCGCAAACC